AGCCATTCAAAATCGTTTATTTTCTTAAGAGCCTCAATGTCTCCTTGACTTGCTTTGCCGTAAGCACTCCCTGCTTGTGCTCCTCTAAGAGCAAATTCTCCGTAAGGGCGGTCTTTCCCCACTGTCTGCCAGATATGTAATCGATTTTCTGTTTCTTCATTCTTTTGCCTATCAATGATTTTACTTGCAAGTTTTGTACATTCTCTAAATGCACTTTTCCATGTTTCAAATGGTCCTGTATTAAATGCTGTTATATTTGCTAACGGTGGCATTGGTTTAAATTTAGTAGTAATACTTGTAGACATATCAGGCTTGCTAGTATCCATACGCACTGTCATAAGTCTTGGAAAAAGTTTGATTCCGCCATAACCGTATACTAGATCATTTACTGGATTCTTGCTACGCCAAACATGTACATGATCGAGTTGATGACTAGGTACTTCATAGTCAAAATTAAAGTCATCCATAATCATAGCATCACCGTCTACAATCCAAAACATTTTAGTGAAACACTTCTTTGCAGCGGCGATATGTGCTTGATGTATTCCTTTAACGCCGTGGATGCGTTTTGCCATAGGAAACCTACTTTTAAGTGCTTTCCAGTTATCGTCTGCATTAGGTTCTTGGTAACTTATGAAGGTTATATCATACATTATTAACTTGCTCTTTTATCCAGGCATAGGTGTGTTTTAGTCCGTACTCCAAGTCTTCACTCGGTCTCCAATCTAATAACTCTTCAATTAACGCATTATGACTTGTTCTGCCCATTACACCACGTGGGCCGTCTACATTATTAATTTTAATTGTATTCATGCCAGCAATTTGACTTATAAGTGTTGCTAAGTCGTTTATGCTAATTAGTCGTTCACTACCTAAATTAATAGGCACAGTAATATTACTTGCCATAATTTTATCAAGTCCGATTAAACATTCATCTATATATAAAAAGCTACGTGTCTGATTGCCTGGGCCCCATATTTCTATTTCACCAGTCGACTCTGCTACCTTACGACATAATGCCGCTGGAGCTTTTTCTTTACCATCGTTCCAACTACCTTTTGGCCCATATACATTATGTAACCGTACTACTTTACTATCAATTCCGTAGTTCTTTTTATATGTAAGATAAAGGCGTTCACTAAACAGTTTTTCCCAACCATATTCAGTATCTGGATGTGCAGGATAAGCAGTTGACTCTTCACAAGTTGGATTATCTGGATCTAGTTGGTTTCTTTCAGGATAGATGCATGCACTGCTAGTATATAAAACTTTAGGTTTATTTTCAAGATGAGAAATAGTATCTAGTACATTTAAATTAATTTTAGCACTATTATGCATAATGTCTGCATCGTTTTCTTCTGTAAAAATATATCCAGCGCCGCCCATATCAGCTGCTAACTGATACACTTCGTCTACACCTTCAGTAATTACTGCATCAACTGCCATTGATTCTCTTAAATCCTTTACATAGAATTCGTCAGCAGTTGTTTTACCAAATCTAGGTTCTTTAATATCACAGCCTACTACATAATGTCCTTGTAACTTTAAGTAGTTAACTAAGTGGTAACCTATAAAGCCGCCTGCGCCGCAAACAACGATTTTAGCCATTTTCTTCTCCATACTTATGCAAGAATTCATCTAGTTCATTAATACGTAGATTTTGAAATAATTTAAAATTATATTCTAATCTATCGCTAACACCGCGATGAAATTCTTGTAGCTTATTATTATCCCAGTTGTTTATATCCTTACAAATCTGTATAATTTTATTCATTCTATCTTGATAATCATCTTCATCATAGTCTTCGTTCCAATAATCATTAAATGTTTTAAAGCCCATTTTCTTAATGTATTTAAGAGTATGTTTTGGTCCTATTGTAATAAACGGATGCTTAAATATTATAGGCTTCATTGTTTTTTCAGTCATGTGTATAATAGACTCTCTAAAATACGTTTCTGAGGAAAGACTTATGAATGTCTTATCATACCATTCTGCAGGATCAATAAAGTCATCTTCGACTGGAAATTTATGTAAGTTATTGCTATCTAAGATTAACGGCAAACTATGATAAAACTCTTCATAAAACTCTTTGCTGTTTAGTTCTAAGTTATACATACTTGCATGATGAGTCAATCTTTGCATCCAGTGATCAAACGGTAAGTCTTTATCAAAACTCATATGTATTTGATCCATTAAATTATTCTGTAGGAAGTTTGCTAATATTAATGATCTATGGTCTCTAATACGACGGTTCCAATTTAAGAACAATCGATCTTGTGTTCCAAACACGTTTTGTCTTTTTTCAAACTCATTATTTTTTGCTATATCGTTTTGCAAATTTGACAGATACAATCCGACATACTCTATATTAACCATAGTGTCTATACGTTTTCTCTCACAAAAATTATTATAAATTTCTTTACCATTAACACAATTTGTTAGATATATAATTTTGTTTAGCGGAATATGATGATGATTAAAGTACTTGTGTATTAAGTGAAAATCACTATCATCTAAAAAACTTTCGTATATAGTTGATAATACAAAGTATCCTTGTCCTTCTTTAATCTCTGTTAATACTTCTCCGTTAATAACTGACTGCTCAAGAAATCCGTGGTTAATATCCAGTATTCGTCTAAGATGATTTTCTTTATTTGATAACGTAATATCATATAAAAACTTTTTGCCTGCATACTTATCGTAATCAAAAGGTGATACAATTTTACTATTAATTTTACGCTTAATATCACAATACACGGGTGCTTGATCATTTACCGAAGGTGCCGATGATAATGTAACTTCTGGAGAAAACTTTGCAAAATCATATAACGAAGGATTTTTATAGTTATGCAAGGGGCCGTCTGGAGCAATCCAGTTATAAACCCATATTAGCTCTTTCATCTAACTGCTCTACAAATATCAAAAAAGTCAGACATTTCTGGAAAGGCTTCTTTAAAACTATTCCCTCTACGACGATCTTGTTCAGTAAAGAAATTATAAAAGTCTTTACGTCCTTCGATAAGTTTATCATTACTATAATTTGAAGTAGTCATGTAATCAACAACACGCCTAAATTTTTCATATTCCATTTCACTAAAGTGATGCTTGCTATCCTCTTGGATATTATCTTTAATAAATTGTAAATGGCTATCCATGTGTGTAAGATAACTCTTTGGTAAAATATTCATATCATATTGCAATGGTTCTTTAAGATACGGTGTGTCAAAATGTATACGTTGCCAACGACCGCTTTCTTGATTATTATACTTACGGCGCCATTCTAATATCTTTTCTAGTAGCGTTTGAAACGTAGTAACGCAGAATATGTTAAATGTAATCATGAACGTAACTGGTGCTGTAGAGTTTGTTAAAAAATAATCCAAGTTACGTTCAAACACATTTAAATCTAAACCATCTCTTATATACTCGGCACGTGGTCCCCAAGTATCTACACTTGTAAATAATTTAAATGATTTAATCTTATTTTGACTTAGCAAACTGTTTACACTATCTGTGAACTTTGCTAACTGCCGTTCTTTACCACCAAAATTACTATTAACATTAAGCTCTAGATGTGGCTTTGGATCTTTTTCTAGTTCATCAAACAATTTATATGTACTGCGCTGTATTGTAGGCTCACCGCCTGTGATACGTAATATGTTTAATGTCTTACTAAGTTCAGGCCACCATTCCCACCATGCTTTTAAATAAGGATTAGTCTCCTCTTCAAATATCTGAAACCAATCTACATCGCATCTATGATTCTTAACCATATCATACGGTCCATGATCTTTAATTTCTTTATAATACCTGCTACTTGCCTTTGGATGACAATATCCGCAACGAAAATTACATTCGTTACCGAAACTAATTTCAATGTATTCAGGATTAACATTGAAGTCCCAAGGATTATTCTTAACTTCTTCAAAGCGATCTTTAGTATAAATGCTTTTAGTTCTAATATGTCTATCGCTAATATAATCAGGACCCATTTGTTCAATATTCCAACAGTACTGGCATCCTACGCACTTTTTACCTTCAAGCATTTCTTTACGCTCGAGTTTTTTAAACGTAGTATTGTGTAATGCGCTCGGGTTACCTTTTATTTCATTAGAATCAATTTGATGCGGTCGAGGATGATAACAACTATGCGTTTCACCTGTTTGGAAATATATGTTAGCATGATACCATTTTGCAAAACAAAATGTCGGGCTAAACTCTGCGTCAGTTTTTGACAGCACTTCTTGTATTTGATCTTTTTCAGACATAGTTACTCGGGATTGATAAATTGTTGATTAGCATTTCGGCTTGGGTTTTGATATACTAATTTAAAAAAATTACTTGCATTTACACTTAGCGGGTCGACATCAATCGGCATGTCTAGCTCTTGTATAAGTTTACGTCCATACTCTCTTATATGATCTAATAATTTATCTTCGTGTATACATAACTGATCCCAATACTCGTTAAGCCAGGTAAAATCTCTTACATTTACAAAATTCCAGTCTGTACACATAGTTTTATACAGTCCTTCTCTAGCACCGTATATTGCCCAAAGTCCATTCTTTGTATCTGCACCTACCATAAGCCAGATATAAAGACGATGCAGATTCTTCCAATGTCCTTTGAGCAAATCAACTTTATTTGGTCTAAGTCCTCGATCAAGTGTCATTTTAACGCCTTCTCTAAATCCAGCTCGCCATGCTTGTTGAGGTGTGGCATTATTCATAATTTCTGAATAAATGCCGTTCATCTGTATATATTGAACATCCCAGCAAAAATCTACTTGCGCTTGTTCATTTTTTGGATCAGCATTTTCGTGTGTACGCATATTAAGTACAAACTGTTTAGGCCAACATTTAATACCGCCATTGCCGTATATTAATCCATTTATTGTATTTTTAGCTGTCCAACTAATTACACTTTTTTCTAAATCAGCATGCTGGTTGAAGTCAATTTCTTGATTTAAAAAAGTTTGATCAATAATGTTATCGCCGTCGATAGTAATAAATCTATCTGTTTCACTTACATTGGCACATGCCTTGTGTGCAGCGTCGGATCCTTCGACTCCGTGTACACGCTTAACCCACGGAACTTTGCGACACAGGTCGGAATAATTTTGTTCTGCATTTGGCTCATCATATGACAAGTATATAATATCACAATCGGTAACTCTAAATTTTTTATTCATGTTTTAACCCTGTATGCATAACTGTCTAAATATCTGTTTGTAAATATACTTACATCCTTGCCATGTTCTTCCCAGTCGTATATGAACGGTATAGGTATACCAGGACTGTCTAATAAATCTTTAAGATTTATTCCTATACTCCTATACAAAATGTTAGGATCATGTAATCGGGTTATATTAAAGAATAGTTTTTTATTATGTAAGTCTTGTATTCTTCTAAAGCTGGCATCTTCTTTAAGGCTAAATGCGATCGAGATAAACCATTGCTTGTTACGTAAGTCTTGCTCGATATAACAATCATCAGTTTCAATACCTTTTACATAACTGTAGAGGTAGTTATCTTTTAAAAACTTCTCTCCCAAAATTTCTAAAGGTTCAAAATCTAGATGTATGTTTTTATCTCTATATAATTTAACGTCATTTACTACTAATTCATAATCATCAGTATTAAACTCTACATTCATTGATATATTATTAATTGCTTTATATACATTTTTATTGTACCATACATGCTGACCTGTTGTATGTTCTAATTCTTTATACCATACATCAACGTGCATACCTTTATAGATTTCTTTATGATAGTAGTCAGTAAATACTTTCTTAACTTCGTATATTTTACTTCGTATATCGTGTGTTCTTAATTTAAAATCTGCACGTTTTAATACATACATTTTTTGTGAATTATCATAGGTAACTATGTAGTCACTATATTTGTAGCGTCCTTCTAAAATGTTTCTAACTTGCTCATGCTCTACTTTAAGAACTTGATATTCGTTTATTTGCTCAGTATTAGAGATAGACATAATCTCACCTGACAATTCATTATAATAAACATAACTATAAATTGTGGATTTAATACTTTTATTAATACGCTGTAGTACATTAACTAACATTTAGTAACCTTTCAATATCGATATTTTTAAGAAAGTTTTTCTCAGTGTAATGAAAAATACCTGATTGTAAATGATTACCAAGTTTTAATTTACAATCCATGTCTAAGTATACACCAACCGAATCTTGCCAGCTATTAGTAACATGTATCCAATCCTGTATATATGGTTTCATATGTACAAATGTTATTTCAGTATTTTGTTTATTGCTAACTTTATTTTCTATGTCAAGTATAAGAACTGCTAATGCTGCTGCAACATCTATACTTAGATTAGGAGGAGTGTTATTAGGTAAAAAATTATTATAAAATAATTCCCAGTTTTTACAAATTAACTCTAGCATATCGAAAAATTTATCTGCTAGTTTTGTCTTCTTAAAATAATACATACCAGTATATATATTTGGTAAATTATTACTAGTAAATGCTTTTCGATAAGTATCACTAGATGCAATCTTGTTTCGATATGTCTTAACATTTGTTGTAAAATACAGATCATACTTATTAAAGTAGTTCCACCATTCTGAAATATCCTGTAAGAATAACATGTCAGTATCAAGTACAACTGTTTCGTCATACGGAGTACAATGATAAACTTTCCAACGGTTTTCTACTTTCCAACTTGTGTTCGCTGCATCGTCTCCGTAAGGTATTGGAATAATATGATCAAATAGATTTTTATATTCATTAGGAATCGTATCGTTTGTAAGAATAGAAATCTTTTCGTTAGGATTAAATTTGTGTAAACTTGCTGCGAGATAACATGCTTGCTTAACGTAGTCATCAAATACGATTGGCTTTAGCTCGTATAAGTGATTAAAGAATAAAATGTTATCGCCTGCTTTGGCATCTTCAAATACTAATGACTTATTATTATCTTCGTACAATTTTACATTTGGTAATATTAGTTCAGCAGTTGTATTGTCGATGGTTACTGAATCTTCAAACATTCGATATACTGTATTATTTACAAATACATGTTGGCCCTTAATATACTCTAATCCTTCGTAATGAATATCAACATGTATTCCTTTATATATCGATTGTAAATCATAAGGTATGGCATCATCTTCGATATCAACTGTGTAAATTTTATTATTGGATAAAACTAAGTCATTCTTATGTGCTCGATAATAAGTTAAGTACGAGTTTTCGTCATCGATTAATAATATGTTACTGATAATTTTTGTTAGATGTAAGTCATCAAACTTAGTATTTAACGAACTAGTTTGATCTACTTTATATACAGCTCTATCTTTGTAGATATGTTGACCTTTAATGTAAGATAACTTCTGGTACCATACATCAACGTGTATACCTTCGTATTGAGGTAGTAAAGTATGTTTCGGCGGCACTCTAAAATCATAATCGATATTATTTTGTGCTACAACTAAAAAACCCTTACTCATTATCGATAATTCTTCCTAAACTAAATTTATTCATAATATGTACATTTAAGCCACTTGTAGAAATTGCTGTGTACTGTCCTTCGAAATTTTTCTTTTGAACTAAGAACATTAAATAATCATTATTAATTTTCCATGCAACATCTCTGTCGGTTGTATAGTAATGCTTTCCGGGCAATTTATCTACAATTTCATTGTTACTTTGAAAGCCATTCATAATATGTATTGCTATACTAAATGCAAAATCGTTTCTAAACAAGTCAGCATTTATATCATAGATACTTTGATAATAATTCCAATTTTCTTCTATGTGATCAATAAGATTAAAATAGATATCGTTCTTTTCATTCTTTTCAAAGTATACCACAGTTGCCCAGTAGAAGTCTATACCCTTGTCACTGATATATTCAAACTCTCTTTCATCTCTAACTTGTGCAATATCTACACTTTCTTTATACATCATTAGATCAGAGTCCATATCAAAGCAATTATTAAGTATACTGTTTGATAATATATAGTCAGTGTCCATTAATATTGTCTTATCATACGGCGAGAGATGATATGCGGTTGATCTACTATAATTTTTAAACATTAATATTTTGTGTGACAATGCGCCATCAAAATAAAACTTTTTATTTTCTACATTTCGATAATCTGTAGATATTACTTTATCAAATACATCATGTGCTATTTTAGATACATAGTCTTCACTATCAGTAATTAAAGTTACGGGTAAATTAAGGTACTTCTTTATCCTTCCCGCACAATAGATTGCCTGTTTTACATAATCTACAGTACCGTTGTTATTAGCAATTAATACTACGCCCTTACTCATCTTCTACTAATGACTCAATATCACGCTTTTTTGATAGGCTCATGTATTTTTGATGATAACTGTTTGAAGATTCAAAATATCTTGTCAGTACTTCTTCTAAGAACTTTTCTAAGTCGTTAATCTCAATCGGAGTATCGTTGTCATCAACTAATACAATATTTTCAACATTGCCCTTTTCTACAAGTAACGTCACAAACGTAATTAATTCTTTAGTAATAGTAAACTGTCCACCTTGGACAAAGTAAAGCAACGATTGAAAGTAATTTTCTTTAATCATTCTTTTTTGATTATTAATTGTTGTAATGAAATTCGAAAACTCTATAGCTTTTGATAATCGTTCGTCCATAATACACTCCTATTTTGTATATTATAGCATAAAAAGTTTAAGGTGTCAAGAGCCTGATGATAAATTTGTTAGTACAGTATAAGTAGGTTCATTAACTTTAACAGTATCTCTCATAGTTCCGTTAATATCTACTTCGCCCCAAGGCTTAATTGCACTAATCTGACTTGAGGTTGTTCCAAGTACAGGTTCGTCGATGTCAGCGCCGCCTGATCCAAAACCTGAGTTTGCATCATCAAACGTGATTCGAAACTTAATCGAGGTGTTATCAACATCAGCTGCTTCGATAGTATATAAATTTGGTGAATATACTGCTGCATATGCATTAAATAATAACGAATACGAAGAGCTAGGCATATTGTAATTACCCCATTTGCCTAGACCAGTTGTTGTTGCACCTTCTATTTGAAAAGTATCATTAAATGCAAAATCAAGTGACCCGTAGTCAAGTACACTAGCCCAGTCGCTACCTTTTGAACTTGCATCTCCTGCTAATTCTGCAGATATTCGTATTTTGCCGCCGGCATTAAAGTAATGACGTCTATGATCTGCATCATCCCATGTTAATTTAAACTCATGTACAATTTGCTGATTCCATCCAGATGTTCTTGTTTCAGTAAAATACAACACTTCTTCAACTTGTGAAGAATGTACTAAGTGCTTGTCCGTTTCCATAGCAGCAACTAGACCTTCTAATCCTAATAAATAATTTAGATCAATCTTTTGCGCATTTACATTATTTTCTTTGTCACCGATTACAAAAGGATCTATTGTAAAATTTTCTGCGCCTACTTGATGTATACGTGTTCTAACAATATCAATGTATAAGTCTTCATACATCTGAGCTGTAATTTTATCTTCTCCTGGAACTGGCACCCACTGATCACTAATAACAAGATTACCATATCCTGTCTGTGGAGAGTTACTAGTAGTATTACCTAGAATTGAATGTACATTTTCTTGTATGTCGTTATAATTCTGGGCGGTAATTTTTGTAGTTGATGATGGCATGTTAGTAGTCTTCCGATATCTCTGTAACTATTTCATATACTGGCGGTGGTACTTCTACGTTAAATATATTATCTTCTGCTTCTGCAAATGTTCCTTTTGGTCGAAAAATGCCAAGCTCTGCTGTTAATGATCCTGCAACTGCATTGTCAACTGTGCCGCTTGCTACAACATCGTCATACAAATATCTAAATTCAATAATGTTGTCACTGTTTAACTTTGCTTGTATACTAAACATATTAGCTGCATAAACTCCGGACAAAAAAGATCCGTTGCTTGATTTTGTAAATATAGTTTGATAATCATAAGTTAACTGATCATTTCCAATTAAACGACCCTGACCTTGTACTGTAGTGATTGTTTCATTATAATTAAATTTAACAACACTCGCTGATGCTAATAAATCAGCCCAATCGCCTGACTTAAGACCATCTGGATTTTCTAACTCTGTTTGAAATCTAATTTCGCCGCCTGCGTTAAAAAAACTTCTACGATGGTGAAAATCATCAAATACTACTTTACCTACAAATCTAATTGATTCGTTCCATGGATCTGTTCTTAACGAAGTCATTCCTGTTTCGTATACACCTTGTGAATAATGGCATATTAATCTGTCTTCTTGTATCTTTGTCATAAGATCTTCAAGGTCTGCTATACCTTTAGCAAAACCTTCTGGATCTATTGTTTGAACACCGTCGTTATCTACGAAAAAGCTTTCGCCATCTGCAATTACATTAAGATCTTTTATGATACGAGTATTTTTAATAATATCAGTTATTTCATTGCCGCCAACACCTACTTGGTGTATTCTAGCTCTTAAAATATCAACGTAAAGATTGTTTATATCATTTGCTGTAGCAACACTTCGATTATCCGCCGGATCAGTTGACACTTGGTAGCTAGTTAACGCAGGGCCATAATTTCCTGTGCTTTTCTGAAATCCTTGCAGATATCCAAAATCGCCGGCGCCAAAGCCAAGGATCTGATCAATTGCAGTCTGCAATTGATTAACTCTCTCTGCTGTAACTATGTCTCCAACGGCCATTTTAAATCCTAAAAAATTGTAGTAACTTCGTAATACGGTGCAGGTACTTCTACATTTAAGTATATATCATCTAGATTAGGAAAAGTACCTTTAGAACGAACATGGCCTATTTGACTACGCAAAGTTCCGTTGACTGTATCAAACGAACTGTCGCTTGCTGCATCGTCAAATGTCATTCTAAATTGTATTTCAGATGATGACAGTTCCTTTGCACTTACTGAATACGAGTTATCAACATATTGCCCACTACTATACTCGCCTCGGCTTTCTTTTTTATACAACGGTTGCAAAACTGAACTGTCTAAATAATTATCGTATGTAGATGTTAATTGATAATTTCCCTTATCGCTTAATACAGTCGGCGGCTGTGTAGTATCAGTGCTGGTCGATGTTGTAAAATTATGACCAAACTGTACTACACCAGCAGTAGCAACAATTTGTGACCAATCTAATGATTTATTCCCAGCTGGATTCTCTAATACTGCACTCATTTCAATTATGCCGCCGCTATTAAAAAAGTGTCGACGATGATTTGCATTACGAAATCTAACAATAACTTCGTGTATTAATTTATAGTCCCACGGTCGTACTCTGAATATAGAGTTGCCTGTTTCTGAAACTTTCATTGACGAATGTATGTCATATTTGTTTACTTCAACCAATGTCATCATTCTTTCAAAATCAGCCATTCCTTTTAGTGCGCCATCAGGATCAATTGAGGTATATCGAACTCCGTTAGTATCTGTAAAGATTTCGCCGCCTGCATTAAATAAATTACTTGTTTCATTTGCTATTAGGCTTTGATTTGGAAATAGTCTTGCATTTCGAATAACAGGTGTAATTTCATTATTCTCTAAACCAATTTGATGTATACGTGCTCGTAATATATCTATATAAAGTTCGTTTAAATTTTCAGCAGTAACAATATTTCGTACACTTTCGTCTAAACGAGAAACTTCACGACTTGATACCCGGCCTCCATAGCCGGATAATCCTTGTCCGTAACCATTTGTTGATGTGCCGTTGCCGAGTATAGATGCAATTCTATTTTGCAGAAGGTTAAACCTTGACGCTGTTATTAAACTGCCAAAGGACATATTATTTCCTTATACTTTAAGAACGCACTCTACTAGTTTTTCATTTTCATCTAAGTTTGTTTCTAGTGCTACGCCAACTAGTGCAGTAGTTTCGATAGTACGACATACACCTTCGTTCCATGCATATACTGCTTGGCCTTTTTTGACTGGACCATTTACTCTTACAGGCAAACGTCCTTTAAGTCCAATGTACTGACCTTCAGCTTCGCAATTCATCATTAATGCAGGGTCTGTTGATACTACACCAATGCAAAGATTACTTGCTCTTGCTGGCATTACTTCATACTCATCTTTAATTGAAACTGCAACTGCTGTTCCTGCTGGTAGTTCTTTTTCTGTTGTGTATTTTTCTGCAAGGTCAGCGTAACGAGCTTGTGTTGCAGTACCAGTGATAATGTTTGCTTCTATATTACCACTACCGTCTCGTGAAACAAGTTTATTTGGAGTCGGAGCATAGCTACCTGATTGGTATACAGTTGTGCCATCTTCAACATATAATTCTGTTGCTTTATCAGTAATACCTCTAAAATTAGTTGCATGCACTTCACTAAATGCAGTGTTAAGAGTACCTAATGTAATTGAATTATCAACAGCTGGTAACATCATATTATGTTTTACAGTAATTGAATGAATTCCTGTGCCACTTGGATCGGTTGCTTTGAAACGTATTTCACTATTATTACCTGTTTGATTTTCAATAACTGCTTTATCATCTGACTCAACATACATTCTTAAATCAAGTCCGTTACCAATAGTTAATCCTGTGTCGGAAAAAGTAACAGTATTAGCAAAGTTTGGCGCTGAAACAGTTAGATATTCAGATGCATTAATTCCACCTAATTTTGCTGCATTTGAAGCTGTGCCGTGGTATTGAAATACTCTATCTGCAACTTCTGCACTGTTTGTAACACCAGCATCAGCATTCATAGTCCATTTTAATGTTAATCCCTTGCGTATTCTGTCAAACCCTTCAATTGGATTAACTGCATTTAACGTAAATTCACTTGAGCTAATAATGTATATAATAGTGTCATCAACAACAGCTTGAATAATACTTTTTGATGCACCAGTTGTATCTTGTACTTCTGCACTAATCATGTTAGTAACACCTGTACCTGCAACTTGTGGACCTACAAGTACAAAGTCACCTGTTGCATTTAATACATATAGCTGTTGTGTGCTATTATTCCACCAAAAGTCACCTTCAGATAATCCATTTGGAGTAATTGCGTTAACTTCTGATCCGCCTGTAGCTTTCCAGTACCCTACTCCTGGAAGTGCATTATCATTTGCAACAAAATATTTAATTTTGTTTAATGTAGTATCAAACCAAATTTGTCCTCTAATAGCTCTTGTAGGTGCATTGCCGCCTGCAAAGTTTTCAAGTAAGAAAAGCAAGTTTTCGTTTTGAATTTCGCCGTAGCCTGCATAGTTTTTACCTATAAGCTTAAGGTTAGTTGTTTGATCCAATGTGCCGTCCTCAACAATTGCTAATTGTGAGTTATCAAATCTATCTATTTGGTATGCCATACTAGTTTTCCTCTAATTTATTGTATGTATTTATCTATTAATACTGTGTTGTCTGTTGATGGACCCATGTTGGTGCTGTTGCACCTGTGCCTGGATCAAAATATTCTTCAATTTCGTACTCTAAAAGCTGCCTATTCGGTGATGCAAAGTCAATATTACTAAACGCAATATCTCGCACAACAGGCTGGTTAAGTGACCCGCCAGCGTCAACTGCCACTGTGTTAACATTTTTAGCACTATCAATATTAATTTGAATACTCGAATAACTAACTGTATGAATTCTTGCAATCTTACCAATGTTACGTGATTCAGCTGGAAACAAATCTTGAATATAGCCTGCTAATGTTGTATAGTAATTTAAGTTTCCAGCGTCACTATCAAACCCAGTAACATCAAATGTAAGTGTCAACGGAGCTGTTAGGAACGAACTATCAACATAAATTTTATTTGCAGCATCTTGATTTAATTCCGGTGGTGCAAGATTTCTTATCTTGCGACCTTGTATTAAATTAATGTCGCCGCCGGCGCTAATATTAATATCACTTTGACTGTTTATTGCTAACGATGTAGTTGATGTAATAGTATTACCGTCAAAGTTTAAATTGTCAACGTTTAAACTAACTAGAGTACCGATTCTAACAAGGTCATCTGCAAAGGTAATATTCTGTAAACTTTCGCCTGCAATTTTTGTTTGACCGGCGATTGTTAACGCACCAGTTTCACTTTCAATATTAATATCTTTGTTAAAGTACCATGCTCCTTCAGGCTTAGATGGAGTATTTTTCCATACAATAGTCTTATCACCTTCAGTTGATCTTAAAACAATACCGCCGCCATATGCAATTGTATCAGGTCCAGCTTCGCCGTCACCTGTAACTGCAAGTTTAATACTTTTATCCAAAACTTGTAATGACGTAACTTCAACACTTAACTGTTCACCTTCAACTGTCAAGTTACCGGTAATTCGACAATCACCTTCAACATCAAAAGTATACTGAGGTAATCTGTCAACATTAAAGATACCCATTCTACCTTCACTAGCATCAATACGTATAGCATCGACAATTTGTCCTTGTGCTGCGCCGGAACGCACTCGAATTCTTAAATCACTTGCGTTTAAACTATTTTCTATAAAGAAATCATTACCTTGTGGGCGCATATTTACAACATTGTTTGATGCTGTTGAAAATTGCAAACCATTTGAATTTCTAATTTCAAGTTTACCTAATGTAAGACTATTTGTATCACTTCTTAAAAACTGATCTGATGTTAAAAATCCGCCGTCACTTGTTTCTAATTTAGCAGTAGATTCTGCAACACCAATAAATTTAAAGTTAGTTTTATCAAAAACATTAAAACCTTGGAAAATAATACCATTAGGATTACTATCATTTACAAGCTGTGGCACTTGTTCTGTGATAGTTGGAATAAATTCTACATTACTAAATAATCCAACTTCGGCGTTAGCAATAAACAATTTTATAACTGCAACATTAGCACCTGTTGTACTTCTAATATTTTCTACAAATATTCCACTTTTACCCTGAGCAGTTGTATAGCTAGGTCCAATAAGTAATGGATCGCCAGTACCGTCGAAAAAGTATAGTTGATCATCTCTACTGTTAAACCAAAAGTCTCCTTCAGTAAGCTCAGCAGGTCTAGTACCTTGTACAAACGGCTCTCCTGTTGATTTCCATTGTGTACCTGTATATAGTTTTAATTTTTCACTTGATGTATCCCACCATAGTTGTCCACTTAACGGGTTACTTGGTGCAGCAGTGTTAGCAAAATTTTCTAGTAGTTTAATAAAGTTTTCGTTAAAAACTTCTCCATAACCTCTATAACCTCTACCGACTAACGTTAAGTTGGTACTGTTACTATCAATTTTGCCGTCTATTAGATCTACTAATATTGTGCCATCTGTTTTGTTAAGTTGATAACTCATGAATCGTTCCCGTGATATATAATATAATTAAGAGACAAGTACGGGTTCATAACGCTGAGAGGAACACTAAGTCCGTCTCCGGTGTTTACGCCGCCTGTAATTGGTTTACCTTGATATGACGAAACACCTGCTTCAATTGCAAGCGGTTCTGCGTCAGTGTCCGTAAGTAAAGTGCCTGGATTATTAGGATCTTCAGAACGTGGAGATATTGAATAAAACTGACTTTCTTGTCCTGCTAATTTATGCCCATGCTCTGGTAAGTTTTTAGTTGTTATTGATGTAGATTGCGAACCAAGCGCAGCGCCAATTTTTTCTGCGCCAATTCCAGTAAATGCATTACCGATAATACTAAAAGTTTTTATTCCGTTATTTTGTACCGAATCAACAGTAATTATTAAATCGTGTGTTGGTGTTGCGCCACCAAATATAACACCTGAAACAACAATCTTATCAGCTATTTGATAATTTTGTCCCGGATTAGTTACTTGTACACTATAAGTTCCGTTATTTGCTTGTACAGAAAATACAGCATCTGATCCTGTACCAATAGTGTTAATACCTTGAATATTAGTGAAACTTTGTATCGAACCTGTTACTCTGTTTGCCGGAGTACCGCCCATATTATCAACACCTAATGGCATGCGCCCGCGCATATCTGGGATAGCAAATGTTAAATCACCTCCGTCTGCTAATAATGACGGATCTAAGAAATTATGCTTAATTACTTGCCATAGATTGTTGTAAGATGACTTTTGTACTACTGTACCATCACATATTAACCACCCGTCTGGTGCTTCAATGCCGCCAAACGGTAGTATAGAGCCTACTGGTGTAATGGGAACAGTTTTAATAAAGTCTTGTTTCGTGACTCGACGTACACCGGTATCACCTGTTGTTACGTTAACAAGTATTTCATCAGCGCCTGCAACATTAGTAGTTTTATCTCTTGAGGCAATAAAACTGTTTTTAATCGCAATATTAAATGTTTTAGTGTTGCCGCCGGTTGACCCATCAAAATCAAAACTTGATTCTTCTACATCACCTGATAATGTAAATGTAGTCGATGTAGCTAACTTGTTTGACTTGTCTGCAATTCCATTTAATCTACCTGTAACATCACCTGTAACTGATCCAATAAAGTTAGACGAGTATACATTATTAAATCTAGTGTCTTCTGATCCAATGTTGTATTGCTCAGTTACTGATGGAAGCATATTGTTTCCAATTGTGCTAACTCCTGCTACTGAAAAGTCGCCGCCTACATTTAAACTTTGCGCAATACCGGCTCCGCCTAATGTTTGAATAGCACCTGTGTTAATATTTGTACTTTCAGTAGTTGAATATACCTGAAGAGTACCTTCTTTATTTTCTGATGAAATTTCACCTGGTGTAATTTTAACATTGCCAATAACGTGTAATTCTGATTCCGGTGCTGTATTGTTTATTCCAACTTTTCTAGCACTTGTAGCTCTTAGTACAGGATTAAACGCTTGGTTGTCTCTAAGAATCAAATCAATCGAGCTAACATCTTTGTTATTTCTAATCTCAATATTAGATCCATTAACACGTATACTAAGCTGGTCTTCAGATCCAACTTTTAAACCTTCATTAGTTTTAACACGAAGTTCGTTATTAATAGTTCCAGCAGTATCAGTTCTAATAAAATTTTCAGCAGCGATTGTTTCTGAACCTGTTGGTGTGCTAACAACTAATGCTCTTGACTTTTCTGCAACGCCGACAAATTTAATTGGATTATTCTCTTCAAATGGTGTTTCGTCTCTAATTGTGAGGCCTTTTTGTATTTGTGAGAAGCCATCAATTTTAGCCTTTGGCGTAAAGTTTGTTCCGCTTAAAATTGCATACGGGACATTTTCTAAATAAAGTGTAAAAACTTTTACTATATCATCACTAGTAGTAATAATTTCTTCAGTCTTGCCGCCTGTTAATAGACCTAAGGATGTCTCTGGTCCAATTAGTATCCATCCGCTTCCGGTATAAACAAATAATTGTTGGTTATTAATATCAACCCACAAGTCACCTGGCGTAGATTGTGATGCAGAAGGCTTAATAGAAGATTTTGTAAATCCGCTTGCTGTTTTCCACTGTGTACTATCATAAACTTTAAGTTGACTTTCAATACCACTAGTGTCATACCAAAGCTGACCTTCGACCGGTGCCGACGGCTCATTTGGTGATGCAAAGTTTTCTAATAAATTTAAAAAGTTTTCTGCAACAGCTTTACCGTATCCGGTAGAATTCTTGCCTGGAATTTGTAAACTTGTATCATTGTTAATCAAACTATCTTCAACAATAATTACACCCTTATTAGCTTCATCGCTATATCGAACTTCATATGGCATTAACTATTACCTCCTGAAAGACTCTGTATTCTTACCGTATAATCAATTTGGATTAATCTGTTAAGTGACTTTTGAATAGGATGAAAAATTACATGTGTAATTAAGCGTCCATCTGCATCTGGATCGCTTGATTTACTTCTCAATCCCAATTCGTCAAATACATAATCGCCGTTCATATCTGTTGCATTGTCAAACGCATCTTGCTCATTTGGTTCACCATAGTCAAGTAAACAACTAATAAGTACATCTGTATAGTTTGTTCCGCTTACATGTCTTGTTTCGACATAGTTATTATTTGGATTTCTATTAAGTGACCCGTCATCAATTACAACTTTACTATAAGTTTTGTTATAAAGGCTTGCTGTTGCGCCCGTGCTGTTTGGCGTCAAGTATGATATGATGCCTGTAGGATCAACTGATGTCCCACCATTGCCAAAGTTCATTTCGTATATGAAACCTTGACTCATATTTGCAATACTTTCTGCTAATGCTACACTCATATTTTCGTAGTGTATAGCATTTCTTTTTTGTACCAAAATTTCACCATTCGTTGGGTCATATATCTTAATATGACCTTGAATTGAAACTCCGTTTAAATCGCTTATACTATTCATTATTCTTGTTTCCTATACTGTATTTATTAGTTTCCTGCTCTTAGGAAAAATCCTATACCAGTTTCTGTTTCTGTTATTGACTCGCCTAGGCGATGCCAAATGTTTCCTTTTTTTCTTACAATTACAATGTTTTTATTTTCAAACGCCATAATTGACGGGTTAATAATATTAATTTTTGCCTGCGTATCGTTATTAAAATATTCAATTTCAAAATCTGCAGGAACAATAACATCAGCTTCCGGTGAATCTAATCCTAAAGTTGGATCAAATTTATCTATAGATTTTGAATTTAAACGTATACCATTGACAAATACTTCAAACTCATCACTTGTTAATGGTAAAAAGTTTAAATCAACTGTATCTACATTAGTAGCTGTTTGACTTTGTGTAGTATCAACATAAGGCACCAACTTTCTCAAATCAGAAACAATAACATCTGTTCCTACTGGAATAATAGTTGATACTCCTGTTCCCAACGTACCTCTTCTAATTTGCTTTAATGTATTACCTTCTTTTATATAATATTCAATACGTTCTTTATTAATAAACAATACCCCTGGAATATTCTTTGTTCTATCAGGCTCAAGTAAATTACTTGCATCGTCTACTTCGATTGATAAACTATACTGTGTAATTGCTTTTGTTGTTTTAGTTGGTGATGTGTCAATTCTACTGTAAGATGTTTTATTAAGAATGTCTTTAAAAATTCTATATTGAACTAATGTTGAATCTGCACCAATAGTAGTAACTTGAATATCGAGTGTATCTTGCACCTGTCCTGGAACAAGCTCTTCGACACTTTTACTAGTTTCTGGTGTTACAAAGCTATCGCCGTCGACTACTATTTCTTCTGCTGTTATACCCTTTGCATTTGTATAGTTTAATGATCCACCATCTAAATCTAAATCATATGTTCTAGCATCTGTTTGAATACTTCCGTCACTTGTAGTTTTTCGTATAACAATATTAACCCTATCTTCATTTGCCTTCTTTGTTGAAGTAATGTTAAGGTCAGATAAGTAAACAACCTGTGTGCTACCGTCGCCAACAATACTAGCACACACTGCGTCTAAGTTCTGTACTGCACTTGTTCCGTAATCAGGATCATCTAATCGTTGATTTGAAACTATATTACCTGCAACATTATAACTTACTCTATATGCATTATAAATTACATTATCTTCTAGAGGCTTATCAAGTATAATTGCAGACGAATCGTCTAACATATGAACTTCGTCTTCGTATACGCTATTAAACTCGTCCCAAACATCAGTGAACCAGCCTTGTGTATCCCAGCCAATATTAGTGTCAAAGTTAAAACTCTTAACTTCAACTCCGCCGTAGTCAATACCGTCCATTAGTTGTGCTAAGTCGTTACCAAAATTATTATCACCACTAGTGTAAGCAAATTTAATTCTATCTACTGCATTCAGCATTGATAAATTTTTCTTATAAGTTATTACAAGATTACCGTCTACTACAGGTGCTGTATCAAACACTATTTCACCATTATATCGTGTGTAACTTTTTGATGTATCTTTTTTATTTGAAATAGTATACTGACTACTTAGAACATCGTTTTCATTTACAGTTACTACAACTGTGCTCCTGTCTAAGTTGATTGGATATTTTAATTCAAATTTAGTCCTATTACCCGATCCTACAAATGTTTCTACCATATCTAATGTATTAGTATTAATAAGACTATCTACACTTGTTCTGTCAAACTTTACAGACGTTAAAACTGTTCTTGCTAAACTGTCGCCTATTATTGCTATTGCCTTAGCTACGGTTCCTTCTGAATTAGGAGGATTTGTAATTACAACAGTAGGAGGTAATGTATAATTTTTACCTTTATTAGTAATAACTATATTTGTAATTTTACCATACCCTACATATGCCTGTGCTGTTGCGCCAGTACCGTTGCCAATAATTTCAACTTTTGGAGGTAATATATATTCTGTTCCAGGGTCTAAAATAATGATTTCAGTAATTGATGTACCTATATTATCAGTCCAATTTTTTCTAGGATAATCATTTAATAATTTACTAGATGTAACTAATTTACCGTCTTTAACTTTTACCGCTACTGGAGTAATTTTATTAGTTAATGAATCAAAATACGGAGGTAAGTCAAAATCTGTTGTACTAAGCGGTAGCTGCTCAGTGTTTTTATAGTTACTCACAAATTCTCTAATATTAGTTTTGTAAGGTTTAACTTCTTCGATATATTTTTTAAAATTATCTAAGTTATCAACATTAAATGTAGTGTCCTTAGTTAGTGTTCCAGCTAGGTGTTTAACTTTAACAAAACTTGTTTTAAAGAACCAATCTGGATTTTGCTCTGTAAGAATGTATCTTAGTGATGCAATAAATAACTGATTATATTCTAATTTTAAAGATTTAATAAGAATATTATCCCTAATAGCTTCTAAAATTATACGCATTTCTTTTCTAGGATCGATATCATATAATGATGAATCAAAACTTTTATTATCAAAGCCCGACTCACTAGTAACTGATGTATACAAATTATTTTTAAAATTAATTGTGCCGTTTTCTCTAGCAATAATTTGATAGTTGTTAGCGTAAGGTTCAAACACTTCTGTTTTTACCTTTTTCAGTAATGTCCAGCCGCCAGTGCCGTGATTTTCAATTTTTACAATACTTCCGAGTTGATCATTTAGATCTGCTAATTCATAACTATTATTTACAATACGATCTGGTGTAGTAAGTACGCTATAGCCTTCTTTATACCAATCAACATATTTCCAATATCTAGTAACGTTATAACCTTGTATCTTAACTCTATTCCACTTTAATTCTATATCATCGTATGAATATATAGCCCATTTACCTTGTATAGCTGTGTCAGCTTCGACTAAGACACTAAACAAGCGTACTTTAACTTGTGTATTTTCAGCATAGTTACTACCTGCTGACAGAACTTCGACTGCTGTTACTTGTCCTAAATTGTTAATAGTCGACCTTAATAATGCATCTTGGCCTTGCCCAATAATTGTAAGTGTTGGGGGAGTTTTGTATCCTTTACCCGGATCTAATATTTCAACTCTGATAAGTTTGCCATTTGTAATAATTGCTTTTAGTTTTGCTTGCTTTACCTTTGTTCCAATAACTGATAATTGTGTTTCATTATCAACCATTAAATCAAACACACTAGACTGAATACTTGGCATTGGATCTAAACTATTTAATGCCGACGTATCAAAATTTTCTGTAATTAAATTTCTATCTAATACATAGTTAACACGTTCAATAAATTGCTTTAATGCTTCGTTGCGATTTTTAAACATACCCTGTCTTGGCGATGATTGTACACCATACTTTTGTTTTTCAGTTAACAAAATATCCGGAACTGGCCTATTATTAACATCAAAACCAATTAAACTATCAAACCATTTTAATTCAATGTTACTCGAAGGTAAACTGGTATCAAGTCCGTCGGTAATTAGTTTATATGCCAAATGCTGATTTTGTACTTTACTATTATTATCAAAACGTATTGCAAGTACAATGTCGTCATTGTATATTAATGAAGAACAATTATTTAAGACTAACCTATTATCAGATAATAAACTTACATATCTATAACCCTGTTGCCTTGGCGTAGCAATTAGCCTTGCAATATCTAATGTTGTAAGTGTACGAGACTTAATTGAAGGAAGTATTTTTGAATTCTTAACCCAATAAAAGTACTTTTCAGTAAATGTTTGACTTTCACTATCGTATACAAACTTTTTGCTATATTGATCATCACCGTATAATGTTGTGCCACTAATTCCTTGTGCTAATCCGTCAGCAGTATCTGTAATACTATCCCATACACTTGGTAATAATTCCGATCCAACCCATTCGCATACATCAATACTAGCATTAGGCTGTAGTTCATTCCAATTATCTTTTTGATAATTAATATCACCTTGGTAAGGATATGTAAATGTCGCCGTAGACGTATTCCACCATACTAAACCAACTTGCTCTTCTTCCCAATAAAATGTATTAGCTGAAGCGCCTATGTTGTACATAGCCGGATCAAATGGAACTTTAAACTTAATATTCTTTTCAGCAGGACCTGCTATTTTTCCTTGTATAGGATCGATATAATCTAAGTATGACACAACAGAGTTACTACGTCTATTATACAAAAACACACCTTTAATTTTATCTAAGTCGACTGGATTAATGCGTTCTCTTAATAGTTTCCATCCTTTATCGGCTTTATTTTTTCTATAATCGTATAATGCACCAGTATATAGATTATTTTCCTTTGCCGGAACTGCTACATATATATGATTCTCATTTAATATTACTTTTTCTCTAAATGTATCAGTTACATTATCGTATGCAATGCTTTCAGAGAATATTAATTTATCTCTTACATTTTCATATATGTAAACTACACCTGGATCATAATTAACTTTCTGGAATTCTGTTTGATCTAAATCAAATAATGTTTCGTCACCGTCGAAAATAGTTGTTGTAAGAATACGTCCAGCAAAGCTTGTTATTGATAAAACTTCAGTTCCGTAAGATACCGAGTACCCAAAGTTAAGTGAAACTGTATTTCTAGGCGGATCAAGTACTTGGCTTAATTCAAACTGGCCATTGACTGTTGAATATACATGTACTCTACCAAAATTATTTCCTACTTCGCTATTATGCGGTTCAGAAATTGCTAACTTATCGCCAGTTGGAGATATGTCAAAACTATATCCCCATTCTCTAGGATTTGTAGGCTCTGGTATAGTCTGACTTAGAATATACCTGCCGTCTAATTCTAATCTATAAACTAGTATTTCAACACGAATACTACTATCAGGATTTTCTTTTTTAACTTTTGTAATCAGTACTTCACCTGCATCACTCATTACAAAGTCTTCTATGAAGCTAACCATATTAGATGTATCAAAAGTTACATCACTATCGATAATATTACTAGATAAGTTTGGAATAAAGTTTTGATATTCGACTGTTGTTTGCAATAGTTCCCAAGCTATCGAAGTTACTGGATTATTACTTTCATTTATTTCACTCGACGGAGAAATATTAGTTTTAGCTCTATACTGCTTTCCTTCATGTAATACTATGCTATCAATTTTGTATTCTTCAGAAACGCTCCATATACCTTTATAATCAGTATCAATTACTCGTCTCCAACTTATTGGACCGAACGAGTTAGTATTAAGTATAGTGCCGTCATTTTGTGTTGTTGCAGTTAATGATTCTTTAGCAATATAATATTTGCCAGCAAATAATACAGTTTCACCGATTGTATAGGAATTATTTCTATTCCAGTTTCCTCTAAACACCGAACCATCTAACGATCTATTTTCAAAATATTCAATACATCCTGGATTATTTGAATCACCAGATCCAGAACTAGCAACATATAATTTATATCCTGTTCCTGAAGAAATTATCTTTACTTTTTTACCAAAATGTGAATTAGGAACTTCAAAATTTTGTTCACTAACTATTTGTGCAACTCTTTCAAAGTTATCCGGTGCTGATTTGTAATATATAATTACTAATCCTTGATTAATTACACCGTTTGATAGATTGGCGCTTGCTTTTACTGCGGCGCCTTCTGGTGTAGTAATGTTATAAACTTGCTCCCAGTCACTATTTAAACTGCTCGGAATGTTAGCTAATGATTCAGCGCCTATAACTCCGAAAGTTTCTGTAAAGAACAGATATTCCTTGCCCTTAATTACACCTAAACTAGTTTGATCAAACATTGCATCTTGCTTGAATACTAAAAACTTACCAACATTTGTAGCTGATGGTACTACAACTGCATTTGTAAAATTTTCTAAGTCTTTAACTACGCCAACTTCTCTACCAGCTACTGGATCGTTAGGGTCTGTTGGTCTAAATCTACGGATTTTGTATTCTTCAACATTTTCTTCTAACGACCAATCACCTGCTGTTATTTTAATGTATGCTCTTACACGTTGTAGATTTAGATCTCCAAACGTTTTTACATAAAGTACTTCAGCAGTATTTGCAGTAGTAATAAAATCATTAGCTAATTTACCTAATGGATCTCTTAGACGCTGTGCATCCTTTAATATGTCTCCAACTTCGATTGTAAAAATACTTCCTTCAACAGCTTCATACTCAAAGTCAAGATATCCGTCCCATATATCGTATACTTGCTGTTCTTTATTAATATCAGCAAATTTAAATCCAGCTTCATGTACATTATTATTTTTATTGTATAGATAAAAATTATAAGACGGATTATTCTCGTCGCCTACTGCAACAAATTTTGATTCTACTGACTGTGTAAAGTCTGTACTAACTCTAGTGAGCCATAAATCGCTTTCTTTTTCTGAATTACTTAAATGCTCTATGATACTTGCTAATGATCGATCGCCTGCAACAACGCCAACTGATGCTAACGTATCTGTGATATTAAAATATTCATTACGACCCTCAATACTCGGTGTATATGTATCACTATTGAATAAATCTTTATATACTAATCCTTGTCCTTGATCAAATGTATTTTCGCCATTGTTATATGACACTGTGTCTATTTTCCAATAACCATTAAACGACTCGTCAAAGCCGTAATTAACTTCATTAAAATTACCAATTTGATCTAATACCCCAGTACTAGTTGATTCAACATATATTTCGCCTGTTGGATTAACTGTACCTTTTACATTAGTAAGATACAAGTTTAGATTACCATCATTAGATCCTATATACGTTATTTCACCAGTTGACGATCCTAAATTAGTTGTAAACATTCTAACTCTATCACCAATTTGTGGTGTTTTGAAATAATTATCAACTTTAATTATATTGTCAATTTTGGCAGATATTGTGTGTAAACTTTCAATAAACGCCTTATCTAATTCAGCAATTTCGCCATTCCACGGTAAGTATGTATTTTCGTAAATATCACTATTACTATTCCATTGTAATTTTAATTTATCACCCGGCTTACTTCCCAGATATTGGTCAGTCGGTGCCCTAACAATAATGTGATCAGTAGTTACATTTGACAATGTAGGATTACCAGTACTTAATAAGTTAATTATTGTACTATCATCATCGGTTCTATTTAATATTTGTAAATAACTATCAAATGTACTGTACGTTACTTGTCCACGCTTTGCATAAATGTTTGCGTTTGCTCTCCATAGACTTTCTTTATATTTTACAATATCCCATTTTTGATAATCTCGATCTTCAGCATAGAGTCCTTTAAAGAATGTTTTTACATTACTTGCATACGGTACACCTACTGCTAGATATAGTCCGTCATCAGATATTGAAATACTTTCTCCATACTGTGTACTATCGCCTTCATAGAAATCATACGAATTAGTTAATGTTTGTGCTAACCCCAAATCTTCATTATCTTGGTTACGTCTATAGTAGAACACCTTGCCATTATCTGCTTCCGGTGACGCTATAAATAATTCTTTATTGTCTTTACTAACTGTTATTTCTTTTGCAAAGTTTTGATCAATTGCAGATAAATCTGATGCAAGTGCCGGATCTTGTGGATTAATTGAAGACGTTACTGATTTGTATACTGCTTGATTGTCTAAAACTGCCCAAGTGTTATTTCCATAATCATCAATCCATGCTTTTTGATTATCAAATATCGAATTTTGTGCAATGTCATTAAATGCATTAAAGTCTTGTACTCTAACAGATCTAAGCACCGATAACGAAAACTCTTCGTCAAGAAAATCAATAAAATCATTTGAGTCAGGTATAATAATTGTTATCTTTTCATAATCAATTTCTTTAACTTCAAAATAACCAAATATATTATAGAGCTGTGCATCTGTAATAGCAACATAATCACCTTGCACAATGCTATACAAACTATTTTGTCTAACAGTTAGCACAGCAGTAGTTTGATCAAAGTCGTCTTTTTCAGAATCTTGTAGTAACTCTCTTACTACAAATTGACTATCGATAATCTGATAAACATTCCAATCGTTCGGTACTTGATTTGTTATCCAAATATACTGCCCTGGTAATAATAAATTATTATCAACTGTTTTTAGATCGTTAATTGATTCAGTTTTATATTCAACGTCATCTTCATGAACGTACCCTCGGCTCTCTGAGAATTCTTCTAAGATTTTTGTAGGGAATACATTAAATGTTTTATCAATAGGACGATCTAAAAGTTCATGTGTTCGCACTCGATATACTGTATCAAATAAGTCATTTGGAATGTAATCTAAAATTTCAATCGATTGTGGCGATTCTCTCATTTCGTCTTGTTTTAAAACAATTTCAATCTGTGATGATGTGTCTGAACCATAACGACCGTTTTGTACTGCCCATTCTTCATAAAACTGTATTGTTTCATCATTTCCTTTTAACGAATTGAATAAATTATCAATTGAGTTTCTTGTGCCTTTATCCTGTATCATTCCTTGATAAAATTTATATTGAGATATATCATCGTTAATAATGTTAGCAAGGTAATCACGTTTTTGATAGCCAGTAATATGTTGTGCTAGTCGTTGTTGAGATGAATCAAAACTATCGCTTTCGGTATCATAGAAATCTGTAAATTGATTAATTCTATAATCAAAGTTAGTCATCATTTGAGATTCTGGTTTATCGTTTAATCTAAGCCAATAGTTATAATTAAAATCTACTGCACCAGATACCTGGTATAAAGCAACATAGTAGAATTCTTTATGCTTTACAAGATTGCCAATTTCATAATCTTGCCAAGGTTCCCATTCTGTTACCTTTGCATCGTCGTATATAAATCCTGGAATATTAAGACTACCGTCCCAGTTATCACTTCTGTAGCCTATTACTTTCAGACGTTCTTGTCTATACCCGGTGCTTGGTTGATAGATAATGTCATTAAAGATTGTTTCGTTGTCAATTAATATAACATGCTCTTTTTGTACAAGAGGTAACTTTAAATTATATATACCGTTAGTAGAATTCTTTATTTTAAGACTAAAACTGTTTTTATCTCTTAGAATACTACTAAAATTTCTTTGCAATGGCTGAGCGTTTTCATTTTGTAAACTATATTTGTAAAAATTATCGTAAATGTCATCAACAATTGCATAATCTTGCTTAAAGTTTAACTCATACGCTGCTGGGCTTAATCTAAGAGTTGTACCGTCTGACCATCCTTGCGCTACCCAATATAAAAATTGTTTAGCCGAATTAGTCCAATTAATTACTTCATTAGTATCGGTGTCAAAATAATCAAACGTAAACCCTTTTGTTTCTAAATATTTTCCATATCCTATAATATGATCAAGGACACCTTGTACATTTTTAAATAATGTACCATATGGTATTTCACTAACCTGTTGGCTAAATTGCTTCTTTAAAGATCCGCTAACACCAGCTTCGCTTATTACTACATCAGAATTTGTAGAAACTGGGTTATATACCGAGAAATATGTAGTTTCGTCATCGTAGCCTTTAATTGTAAAACCGTTTTTTACTTTTTCTATTATAAGACCAGTATAAACTACACTGTCAACTGGAGAGCTTGTGTTAAGTAAAACTTCGACATTTTCTTCAGGAACAAAAATGTTTGAATTTTCTTTTTGTGATGGACTTTTGCTATCGAGAATAATTTTAATTTTAGATTTATCTGTATATCCTGCAAGTTTAAATCCTAATTTATTTTGTAAATTAACGACATTATATTTGTAATCAGTGTAAACTTTTAATACGTTACTTCCAATTAGATTATGAATAAAGTTAACTAGTCCACTAGTTAATATAGTAGTAGTGTCATTTTGTGTGCTCGGAAATTGTAGATCGGGCAATGTAATCGGTTTATCAGTTGCATCATATACGTACTGATTTGCTAAGTTTTTCTTAATTCGACTAGTATCATATCCATTACCTATAAATTCTGCAGGTCTATTTAATAACACTGCTTTTATAATACTAAACGGATATTCACTACTTTTTCTCCATGCATTTTCTACAGGAGCATGATCGCCAAATTTAAACTCTTCACTAGTTGTAGACAGTTGTATATTTTTAGCATAGTTAGCATCAACTGGAGACTTTAATTTACCTTGGCTGTCTACTGGGAGGAAATCTTTTAATCCCGGTCTAGCATATCTGTCTAGTATTTTAATTTGCTTGCCTGGTTCTCTTACTACACCCTGTTCAATGTCAGTCCATAAAATACTATTGTTACTAGTATATGGCGAAGCACCGTACTGCTCATCCCACCACTTAGGCTTAACTGTGAATCCAATCATCTCCCAAGGATGTGTATGGGGACGATCAGTATCAAATACTTCAATATATGCGCCGCGCCAGAACCCCGGAAGTAATCTGCCATCGACTCTACTTGTACTTTGACTATAGTTAAAAGTAAACTGATTATTCTCATTATAAAACGGATTAGCTGAGTAATCAATACCATTTACTTTATTCCATACAATAAAATCCTTTAACAGTACTCTATTAATAGTTTCAGAATCAATACCAGAAGTTCTAAATTTACCTGACAAATATTCGTCAATATTAATTAATGTAGTATTATAATCAATTTTAATATTATTAAATATTCTAGCTTCTAAATCTAAAAACAGCGAGTCGCGATAGTCTTTAAATGCCTGTATTCTGCTACCGTCATGTCCTACAATCATAGCTTTACCGAGCGGATATTCGTCAATTTCAATATCTACCATAACACCGGACTGTAGTAAACTTGCCGGAGCGTAAAAAATTGTACTTGAACCTTTAATTTTAACTGTTTTTACTGCTCCATCGGGATCTGCTGCTTTAGCATATCCTCTATCTACGTAAAGCGGTGCAAACCATCCTCTATGAAGCGAGTCTTCACTTTCACCGTAAACCTTATAAGCCGAAAACGTTTTAGGCGCTGTTCCTTGTGACGATAACCACTCCTCATCTATAACTAATTCAGGATGATAAGCTGGATATAATCCTAATTTACTCGGAGTAGGAGGAATAAAAGATCCATCAGTTTGATTATATTCATAAATTTCTAATTTATCGTCAACATCTAATTTTAATTCAATTTTTACGAAATTTTCTTCAACAAAAATATAATCTTTATTATGAATTAACTGTCTACCATTATGATAAACATTAACTGCTTTTGAACTTAGAGTATCCATTGAAAATACTTCAGTTAACGAGTAATAAGGATTACTTGTATCAAAAACAGTATAATCTATTTTTTTAGATCCTTTATAACCTAACATATCTGAGAAGTAAAAAGACTGTGTATTAAGTTTATCTTTATTAAGATTATCTAAAACTGCATCAACATGCGGTTTTATTTCTCCATCAAATCCTAGTGTCGAACTAATGTTAAAAAAGTTTCTTTTAAATTTATTGTATTCAGCATTTGCATGCTCTATTGCTCTTACAATATTATAATCTTTATTAGTAATAGAATATATAGGTAAATTAAGCGGGCCAGTATGTTTAATAAAACGCTTGCCAAACTGATCAATATCTCCTAGATCTCTTAAATTACTATTTCCTGGAAATTCTCCAGCATAATTTGGAATATCTTCTATCATAGAATTTAAATGATCTGATACTTCTCCGAGTGTGAAACTAGAAATATCCAAATTACTTGGATTTCTCTCAAGATTAATTGGAAATTCGTAATATCCATTATTATTTTTAGATGACTGGCTGTGTGTCTTAATTACTAAAAAATCATCTATAGCTAAATCGTTGTCAAATCTAACAATTAATTTAGAATTAATTCTATTTAATTGATAATCGGTTCGTAAATTAGTATTAACAAAAACTGAAACTTCGACATCGTTTAAACTACTGGCATTATTATATACATCAATTTGAAAATCGTTTTGTTGAGATATATTACTTGTATATTCTCGAATAACTTTTTGTTTTGTTATAGTCGGAATACTGCTCCAACCGTTAACATATCGATAATCAGTACGTGTTGTATACTTTTTTAAGAATCCTGTATTAATCGATTTAGTTTTTACTACATCTCCATCTTCGTATGTAAATGTATCATTTTCTAAATTAAAATCAAAAACAATATCACCTGAATTATTAATGTTTCTATAACTTAATGGAAATCCTAAAACTGTATCAGAAACACCAGATCCTTGCTTATAAGAAAATAACTTTGTTCCCTTAAAAGTTGTACTATCGTATACTGTTAAATCAGAATACTGTAATCCATCATTCCCACATATATCAAATAATGGTGGTTGATTTATTTTTGTTTTTTCTTGGCTTTGTTTCCACTCAGCGCCGGTAAAGTAGTAAAAACGTCCTTTGTTTTTTGTACCATCTTTTACAAGCACGTTTTCATTCTCTAGCGGTAACGTGTCACTAGGTTCGATTAAACTGATTATGTTATCATTAACAATGCGAACAAAGTTTACTTCGTATATTTTGCCTTTAACTCTTATATCAGTATCAGCAGTAAATAGAACACGCATACCTTGTACTAATTCAACACCGTCAACATTATACCCCAACGACCCTTCGATTACTGAAAATATATCAGTAGTAAATGTGTCAATTAAGTCAACATTTTGTTTAAACTCTGTTCCGTAATTATGTAATTTAAGATTTGATTCGAACTCAATTATTGGTCTTGATGCTTTTTGAGTTTCGTCTATTGAATCTTGTACGCTGTTATATGTGTTTGTTGCTTCTAATACAGACTTATGAAACCATCTATTTGATCTAGTCCAACTATTCCTGTCATTACTTGAACGATTAATTGTTATGTAGTCTGAATTTTGAGGGAACCCGGTAGAAGTTGCGAACGGTTTTTTATCAAATTGTTCTGTGTCAAATTCTACAACCTCGTTATTACTGTAACTTAATGGTAATAGCAAATCGTCAATCGGTATTAACTCAATAGCAGTACCAACTCCTTCGACATAATATGACGAATCTGCATATTTTTTAGGACTAGTATTTCCTCTAAAACTAACTTTTAGTCCGTTTGTGAATTCTACTCCGTTTGCACTTTTATAATACTTTGCACCTATAATATCTTGCTCAACATCTAAAAACGTATTTTCTTCAATATCGTATATTCTAAATTCACCACTTGTGTCTATATTATTTTGACTAACATAAAACAGTCTATCTGGTGCATTATACGGAATTGTGAATTCTATAACACCCTTTTCAATATAAGCATTTGCAACTTCGTCGCCTGCCTTACCTATTTTTTTAATACCGTTAGGATATAGTGTACTACTGTTTTGTGGATCATCAATTGTAACACCTCCTTCTTCAGGAAGTATAATATAGTCACCCGCGTCGTAAACTTCGCCAAACACTTCGGCATCAAATTGACCATCTGATCTTAGTCCTTCTGATGTTGCTATAATTACAGAGTTACCCGGAGTATAAGATTTTGTAATTGCTATTGCTAACGGAAATCCCGGAGTATTAATTTCAAATCTATAACGTTGACCTCTAAACAGTCTTAAATTAGGATTTCTTTCAAACTTATTATTAAACACATATGCAACATTGTCACCCTGGTCTTCGGTTGTAATTGTATATGTACTCTGTACAACTTCATCTTGTCCTTGTACAAAAACACTTGTAGGGCCATCAGGTAACCAATAATATTCTCTAAAATTTACAAACTTGTCCCAGTCAATATTAGGGTTCCAAGAGTAGGATCTTTGTGAATTAATGTCACTATGATTTGATGTATTAACATTAAAAAAGTTTAGCTGATTAATATAATCGTTATAGTCTTTATAAAAGGTAGTATTAGACATTGAATCTTTTATAAGAACAGTAGGTTCTAATTGATAATTTTGTCTATTTGCTGAATACTCCGGTATATAAGTATCTGTTGCTTTAAAGCCTTTTGCTGTTTTTCTGCCATAATAGCCACTTAGTTTTTCAGCAACACCGGGCTGTATAAGCTGGTCTATAGTTGCTTGTAAAAACTTTAGGTTTGCTTCGGATCTAAAAAATCTAGGAAGAAATCTTGCACTTTTTCTACTATCATCATCTGGAGTCGGTAAACCAAATTCACTTTGCTCTGTTGCCATTAGTAATTATTATCTCCGCTGCTATTATTGCTGTTTGTTCTAATTATTGTAGCGCCGCTATCTTGTACTATCGATGTTACTGCACTACTACTCGGAAGAGTCGTTGGATTGTTTACTGTTCTAGTTTGCACTCCGCTTAATTTAGTAGAGATACTAGTAATAACATTTCCTAAAGTTTGTAAATTAGTAGCTGTATGCTCGTCAATTATTTCTATGTCTTGTACGGTTGCTGCATTTAAAAATATTTCGTTCGCCTCAGACTTTATTTCAAATAAACTACCAAATGTTTGATCTGCTTGTTTAGGCACGATTACAATACTTGACAGTGCAGGTGTTAATGAATTTATAATATACGCACTAAGTTCTTGGAAGTAAAAAGTATCACCAAAATTCCAATTTTCAATAGTAAAAAATTGATTAATTAAGTTAATAATATTTTCTTTTATTTCATTATTATTGATTGCAATGTCTTTGTTTTTAACAATCTTGAAATTTACTTGTAGTCTCGGATCTGCCTTTTCTCCAAATAGTAATTTATAAGTTACAGGATGAAAAACTACTTCGTCACTAATGCTTTTTATTTTAGAAATTTCATTACCATAAGATCTATACAATTCATCTGAACTTGGCGGTAATGGAAAATTAGTCACTGCTCCGTTAATATATTTTCTTACTTCGGAATCATAATCTCTTGTTAAAATATATGTATCTAAAATATTACTACTTGACGGATCAATTCTATATTCAGAATCTGCTACATGTAGATAATGGAATTTAAGTCCAGATCTACCAACGTATGCTCTGTACTCGTCTGTAACTGTCATGTTATTTTCAGATTTATTAAGAACTTTAAATAAATCAAAATCTACAAAATAAAATACTTGTCCGTCTACTTCAGTACTCGGTGTTATTACATTTCCTAAATCAACAGACTCGTTTTGTTTAATTTTAATAATGTTTGTAGAATTATCAAAATATTTGTAATCTTGAACGCCGTCTACTGAACTATATTTCTTTTGGAATATAAATCTATTATTAATACTTGTATTTTCTTCATCTACAATTTCAGTAAAAATTTCCGGGTTATCAGCAGTGCCGTCATCGTCGCGATCATACAATGCTAACTGTACTTTTCGAGTATCATTATACCCTTCAGAATCTCTATATGCATCAGCAATACTCCAGTCAAAATCTTTATTAAAAGGAAGCTGACTATTAGGTTGAGTATTAATGTTTAAAATTGTTATTTTATCTGTTAACACTTTGCCTGTTTTAGAATCATATATTTTGTCAGAACTATCATAAAAGAATCTTAATTCATCTTGGCTTTCAAATACATATCTTAAATTTCGATATGACACATTGTAGTCTTTTCCATCAGTTTGAAAATAGAAAATCCAACTACTATCTTGATTTTGTCTTAAACTACTGTTTTGACTCTGCAAGCTAAATGGTGAATATGTATTTAAATTTTCAGCAGTAATAACTTTCCACTGACTTAGAGTTTGATCATATCTTAATCCAAAGTCTTTAAATGCAAACACTCTATCAATAACTTGTTTTTTAATATCTGATTCAAGTGCTCGTGCATACTTTGGTAAAACTTGTGTTAATATAGCCCCATCTGGTATAACGTCATTAAACACTATTGGACCAATACCGTCATCATTAATTATTGTACCGTCGGATTCGACACTTTGTACTGTAGACCATTTATACGAACTAGATCCACTATGACCAGAATCGCCTGTCATTAATGTTCCGTTATCCATAAAATGATATCCTACAGGTGCTTCGAATTTACACATTGCTCCAACTTTAATATATTGCAATGCATTTGTACTAAATGTGCCTACACTATAAACATTTGTAGTTGTAGTATCACCATTTGCAGCTAAAATACTTGTTAGATCAATTACTTGGTCAAAATACCCTGTAGAACGATTAGTTTTTTTAGTTACTTGTCTCCATACAGCGTTTAAGTCAACTGTATTTTGTTTGTTAAAGTTTCCGTTATAAAAATTTCTAACAGAATTACTAGCAATTTTCGGTTCAACTTTACTATAGATAATACCTTCAATATCTGATTGGGTAGTAAATGAAAATTTAAACTTTTCTAAGTACTCTTGTTTATATATAATACCGTCATTAGCAAATAGACTTGTTGATGAATACTTTCCAGTTGCATCGGATAAATCAAAATATCTACTTATTCCACTCGATACACGATTTACTGTTTTTGTTTTAATAATATCTTGATCAATACCTAACGGTCCAACATTATAATCTTCTGCTGTAATTAATCTATTTTGTGTATAATATGTTGCTGGTGCATTTTGTTTAATGTCTGCATTTGTTTCTGCAGGTCTTGAATTTGATATTGTTGACTTTAAACTAAATCCAACTGTTAATTCTTCTTGTGTGTTATTTTTACTAAGGTATGGAATTTTAAATGATATTGATTGTAAACTACTAGGGTTTACAATCATATTTCTATTATCGCTTACTCGATAATAAAGTCTAAAATTACCTGCTGGTAAGTTTCCAAATACACCATCACTAAAAACAAGATTAATTCTATCATCAGCTCGGGTAGTTACTGCAAATACATCTTTAGTATTTTGGAATATACTATTATATATGATATTGTTGCCTTCGACTGCATCTATTTTTGTCCAAGCATTTGATTCAAATCCATTAGAGTCAACTGAAAATAGCCATATATCCGAATTATTAATATTAGTATCGTCAATAGCAATAATTTGATTAGGTATTGGATTGTCAATAGTAAAGTTTGCGCTCTCTAATATACCCTGTCTAATGTGCATAAAAAAGCCAGTATTATTACTTCCAGCTCCTTGTCCATCATCTCTATATATAAATGCCGGACTATTGCCAGGTAATGGTGCTTCTTCTTGTATTGCATCATTAACAATTGCTGTACTTACTATTTCAAATCGTGTTGTAACACCTTCAACAGACTTATTAAAGCCGTAAACAGGAATATCAGTGTTTAGTGCATTAAAGCGATATTGTTCTGTGTTTACACCTGCAATATTTGCAAATGTGCTAGGTGTTCCTACTCCTGATCCAGTTGGCAATGCAGAATTAATAATTTTTATAAATTGTTCAAAATAATTGCTGTTTGCTCTGTCATTCCACAAAACTGTAAAGTTTTTAAGATCTTTACCTGTACTATCAGTAATAGATTCTGTTGTTGAAACAGTTTCAAACTTTAGCAAGCCATTAGCTGCTTTGTTTCTACTTGGATTATAAGAAATTAATTTTGCAAGACGTAGTACGCTTTCTCTGCGCTCTGCTGTTTCTAAAAAGTTTTCTCTAGCATTTAAATCAACTCTGAATGATAAATTTTGTCCTAAAAATGCAATTAAGTCAATAAGTGCAAGATATTCAGAACTTTCAATATAATCATTAAAATCTTCAGGATAATTTTGACGCAGATAATTAATCATTGTCCTACGCAAATTATCAAAGTCGTAACTTTGAAAGTCTGCATTTCTATACGACTGATAAATTTTCTTCCAGTCTTCAGTTGCTATAACTCGTGATTGCCTATCGGTTGATGACATTGATTATTCCTTATGTACTATTGATATTTATCAGGATATATTATACTAGCGTTTAATCAATTTTGACACTTTCTTGATCAAACTTAAATAATAATTGTTCAGATATATTATAAGGAAGATAGCTTAATAAACAACTAACTTCAATACCGCTGTCGTAAGTATCAACAAAAACTTCCTGCACAGTAACCCTTGGGTCGAAGTTTACAATGTCAGTTACATTTTGTATTATTGCATCCTTATTATCATCTGTAAACGGCTCAAACAACATATCCCATATGATAGTTCCAAACTTTGGATCACTTAATTTTTCACCTTGTCTAATGTGAAAATGATTAACAATATCTTGCTTAATAAGTTCAAAGTCATATAATGCAAATCCTTCAACATTATTGTTTACTGTTGAGAACCCCCTGTATGCACTTCCAACCGATTCTTTTTGAGGTTTTGCTGCAATTGTTATTCGTTTGTATAAATTTTTTTCTAATGTACTCATAATACTATTTATTCTTTAAAATTTGTCCTTAAATGCACTATCAATCGGAGCAGCTTGATCAGCAATACCTTTTAATAATGCTGCTTTAAACTGTGCCGACGACAACCAACATACACCGCCGCCTCTATCTGTACCAACTATATCAAGATGCATAACTTCACTGCCCATATATCCGCGGCTTGCACCGCCGCCTTTTCCGCCTAATTTTCCAAAGGTATATACAAACTTATTATATAACGCAGTATCAAGTTGTATAGTAGCTCCGTCTTTTTGAATATATAAATCTGCGGCACTTCCGTAATCGTGTCTTTTTGATCCTGTTCGTACACAATGTCCATTCACAAAATAGTTCTTTCCAGATTTTGATTTACCTGCACTTTTTTGCCAATCACTATAAGGCATATGCCCTGCACTTGTAATATAAACTTCAACTTCGCATTCAGAAGCAGTTTTTTCTAATAAATCTAGCATCCTTGGTTCTAATGCTTTTGGACGTTTTTTATTTTCTATTCCTGGTACATATTTTACCCTAGTTCCGTCTTTAGGATCATCTCCGTACTTATATTCCTTATATCCGGCTGCTGCTGCTAACGCCGGATCGACCTGTGAATCTTCATAGCCTACTACAAGTCTATCTCCGTCTGCATTAATATAATCAGTACCCGAAGTATCATCATCATATAATGTGTCACTTGTAATGTCACCGCCTGATCCTACGACACGTACTGACGACTCTGCGGCAACTTTGCCTTTTAAGAATGCATCCGGTGATATAAATCTATCAGCACTCTGTAATGCACCTGGATTTTCTCTATCTGTTTGATCTCTTTTAAATCCTAAAGGATTCATATTTTCATGATGTGACCAAGGTTCGTGTTGTGGCGCTCTCGGTACAATCGATTGATAAGGTACAGGCTGTTTTACTCCTGGAAATACATACGGAAGCGTAATCAAAGGTAACGGTTTTACTAACTTCGGTTCTGCTGCTTCATTAGCATCTAATGCTACCGCAGCATTACTTGGTAATTTTGCATCAACACCTTCAGATGCACCTGTTGCAGCAGATGCAGATGTTGCAGCTGGGCCATTAAAATGTATTTCAGCGCCAGTAGACACAAAATTAGCGCCTGCTTGAATGTGTGTTTCTGCACCACTTGTAATATGTGTTCCAAGTCCTGATTTTATTTCTATGTTTCGAGTACTTTCAGAAAAAATACTTCCTTCTGCTTTAGAATTTATATCAGCTGTTTTTGCTTGATTAAACATAGATACTTCGGCAATATTATTAATATTTGCAGTCTTACTATGATTAAAAATATCAGTTTCTGCAATACTATGTATTGCTCCATCTTGTGTTTTATTATAAATGTTAGCCTTTGCTGTATTATGTATATCACCGATAATAGTTCTACTAAAAATACTAGTGCCAGCTGTCCAATTTATATTTCTAACTGCATTTGCTAATATGTCTATTCCTGCTCTTAGATTAATCGAACCTCCAGCAGTTAATAGATAGCTACCAGCAATACTATTATACATATTGCTACCTGCTGTATTATAAATCGATTGTTCAGCATTTACATGATAAGAGCCTCCTGCTTTACTATAAAAGTGAGATCCACTTGTTTGATTTATAGTCTGATCAGCATGTGATACTATGTCAGCACCTGACTTTAGATGTATTGATTGTGCAACTGTAGTTTTTTGTTCGCCGCCAACTAATGTATTTGTGTTAAATGCACTTTCAACTTGAACCCTGCCGCTTTCAATTCCTTGCTCAGATGCTTTGCCGTCGCTCCATCTAGCAGAAGCCTTTATATTAACGTTTCGTCCAGCTTCTAAATTTAAATCTCTTTCAGCAGTAAAATTGATATCAGTATCGCTCATAACACTTATACTATCTTGAGCGTGAATATCAATTTTACCATCAGACGTTAATTCAATCCACGCTGTACCTCGTGAGTTTCCAATATAAATTAAGTCTTCAGAATTATGTAATACAATTTGATGTCCTGTTCTAGTCCTTAATCGCACGGCTTCATTTTGAGGTATAGTTTCGTCACCGCCTTCTTCTTTGCGTACTTTATTAACATAAATCGGAGGTCCATCTTCGGCGTGTGTAACCCGTAAATAACGCTGATCTCCGTCATCCATTACAAAACTTGATCCGCCTAATCGATTAAAAGGAATATCTATACCGCCTACATCATAACCGTATTTTGACTTTGGATGATTTTTACGTCTGTCAAGCGGTCCTGGTGTATTCATTCCAAATACCATTGACGGTGTTTCTCGTCTTGCACTTGATGTAGTTGTTCCGCGGGTTTCGTCGTCTAACAACCCTTGTACTTGTAGCACTTCGGCAAAATCCTTGTTATAGGGTTTTTTAAAAAAGTTTGGATCTACTGCTCCGCCTGTTTCTAGTTTTTTATTATATTCACCAACTGGTAATTTCTTATCCTTTAAATCAGCAGGGGTGTCTTCAGTTGTCAAAGTTGTCGACGGTGTGCTGCCCGGTACCATCATATTCATATTGTTATCTTGTACGCACCCTATCCAGTAACCGTATGATGTTACTCCTTCTGCAAAAATAACTAATACTCGTGTTCCAACATCCGGTGGTACTGCCCAAAAGCCGTAGCTTTTCTGCGTATTCTCAAATCCGTCATTTTCATTAACACCTTTTGAAGGTGTTACACCGTAAAATGGTGACAAATACTTTACAACTACTAATTGTCCACTTCTTTCTGGTATACTACTCGAACTACCATATCGTAAAAGTTCAACTTCTAGTGTTCCTTGCATTGCCGGATCTAGATGGTTAACTATTATTGCTTCGTACGGTCCTGTATTTCTAATCGGGCCTTCGGTAGCCGTTGTTCTTGTATAATCCATTTCTTAACCTATTTTTTTCTTAATTGTACTCTGCCGCCGGGCGTTGTTGTGAATACAAAATCACTTTCATTTAAATTATATCTTGCTATTTGTCGTTGTGCTGATCCTCTATTTCTAAAGAATCTCGTCGGCTGTGTTAGTAACGTTGCATGGTCTGCTATTGCGCCACTGCCGTTATTTACAAAATCATAGTTTGGCTTAATAACTGTTACATCGCCGCCAGTAGTAGTTGATATCTCATAATCTTTAGGAACGTCACCTACTAAGTTACCAGACTCAGTTTCGTATATTTTTCCAGCTGATTCGCTCCAATGCGACTTTGTTATATTTACAAGTTCAGGATCATCCTGCGCTGTTTCGATAAATTTTAAATCAGACTTTGAAAAATCTGTATTTTTTTGTTTACTAGCTACTGTTCTTCCTAAAGGTAAAGGTTTATCTGAGATTCCTTTTAAACTATCAGGATTATTCCAAGGAATAACATCACCAATTACAGTTGATTTCTCTTCTGCTGTAATAATATCTGCCCACTGTGCTGCTGCTAGTTTAGTCTTGTTAAACTGTCCTAAAAATTCGCCTCTTACACGTTTATTGGTTAAAACAAATGGATCAACACCAGTTGCTACTGAAAATACGTTTCTCAAACTTGACACATCTCGCTTTAATCCGCCATAAAGATTTCCAACAATTTCTGCTGCATTTTGAGGAACTGATGCTAATAGTGGATTTGAAATTAGATCAATACCCAATTTATCTGACATTCTTTCGTAATTAGCTTTTCCTGCTAACCCGATAAATCCTCTAGGTTGAAATAAGCTACCACCTTGATCTTTTAACACATGGTCGTAAAATGATGTAGTACTACCTTTTATATCATTTAATTGTATGTCGGATAAGTCGATTACCTTTGAACCAAATATATTTCTGATAGAATTATTATTTACAGATGCAAATGATTTTAAATAGTTAGTTGACATTCCAGAAATGTTATCGCATACTCCGAGTACATTTGCAATTTCATCGTATGACCCGATGCCTGTCTTTTTTAACTGTTCTTGTATTAGTCCAGCATTTGTTTGTTTTGCAAGTTGCGATATAATTTTTGGCTGTTGTGTAATAGTATCAATTATAGTAGGATCAACTGATGATAGTACGTCTGGAATAATTTCATTAGGTGAAACTCCGGGTTGAAATAATGCGTCCGAACCAGGTGCTGCATAATTAGGATAGTTAATTAACGGTGTTGATCCGCAGGTTTTTAAATCTTTAATTTTTTTACCTAAACGAAAATCATATCTATTATCTGCTGAATCTATTAATTCATATTCGTAGGGATCTGCAACATCTGGAAGCTCGCATGGAATGCCTGGATTTGTTGCTGTTCTTTTGCCGCCGGAAGTAGGGTTTTCAGTTGTTGCTGATTCCACTGTTCTTTTCATAGTATTTCCGCTAAACGGATGCGGTGCACTTTCGCCTGCTGACGATATATCTACATTTTTAACATTACCTGGACCACCTAATCGAATATCCTTTATAGCTTGTAGAAATTGTAACGGACTATGACCGGATTTATTTCCAGCTACTCCGGACCAAAAACTCTCGCCCGGAACAAGGTCTCTTACAGGCAAAGTTGAAGTTATTGAGCGAGCTGGTACATCTGTTGGCACTGGTATACTAGCAAATTCCATTGCAAGATTAATCATAAAATCACGATCAGATACTTTATTAGTTTTCCACTTTTCTAACTTACGAAGATTTTTTAGTCTTGTGATAATCAATGCATCTTGTACTTCTGGCGTAAATTTAGTAAAATCTAAATCTAATCCCATTGAATTAATTGTTTCTTTTAACGGAGCTGTTATAAATTGATATCTACCAACTGCACTCGATTTACCTAATATGCCTTCGCGCTTTAATAACTTAGCCTGAAACATCTGAACTTGTCTTAATGTTTTATCAGTTAATGTCGGATCTTTTGAATTACTAAAATATGCAGTGTATGCAGACTGATCAGTTCCGGATTCAGCTTTTGCAATTAAGTCTAATAAATGCATTTCTTGTTGTGTAATTCTAAACTTTTTTTGAACTGTAGTGTCAACCGCAGTCGTTACAGGTTCTGATGTAGGTTCCGGTGTCGGCGTAGGTTCCGGTGTCGGCGTAGGTTCTGGTGTCGGCGTAGGTTCCGGTGTCGGCGTAGGTTCTGGTGTCGGCGTAGGTTCTGGTGTAGGGGTTGGTTCTGGTGTAGGAGTTGGCGTAGCAGAAGGATCTATAGGAACTGTTTTAATTTCAGTAAATGAAAATCCATCTGCATCAACACCGGAAGTTTCAACTTGATATGATTCATAATCTCCGGTACTCGGATTTGTGCTATACGATAAAAACCTGTCTCCATCATTTATATCACTATCTGATATAGGCAGATCAGCCGGTACACTAACTCCTTGTAATTTCTTACTCGGCGGAGTTTCAGGATCAGGTTCCGGTGGAGCAGCTTCTTCTTTAGGAGCATCGGGTACCTTTGTAGTTGACGTTTCAACTAGATATGTTGTATCTGCGTCTTTCTTACATCCAGCCATTGTATTATTTGCATTTATACGTATTGCATTTATATCACCAAATACAACTGCATCAGGATACTTATTTTTTATTTGTATACATGCATCTAGAGTTAATAGTCCTGGGCCTTCTTCATAACAATATTTCATAGAAGTATCGTATATTGTTATATCTCCTTGATTTTCGTCGTTGACAGCATAGTTTGTTTGCAAATGTACATCATAAAATCCAAACTCACTTCCATAATCACATGGCACAACTATAATATTAGTATAACCTTTAAGTCGAAGATTTTTAATTATTTGACGAACATTGTTATATGTAGGATTGCTCGTATCTCCATCAAAATACCCTGCTGCAAAAATAACCGTTTTACTCATTACCTTGCTCCTCCACGATTAATGTTTTCAGACGATTTAGATACACCAGTTGTTCCGGTTGGTTTATCAGTCTGTCGCGGCCGTCTAATAAGTTGTAGACTTTGTCTAAATTGTCCCGAATCAAATGTATGATTAACTGATACAACTTGGAATAATCCACTAAACGGTTTTACAAGCTCTGGCATATCCATTATAAATTGTCCATTTAATTGCGGGTAATCTAGTGGTGTTCTAAAGTTTACAACTAATAATAATTCGTTTGTTCCGGTAGCTGCTTTGGCATTTTCGTCTATATTCATACTTATTGTTCTAGCTCTATTATTGCCTAGATCTGATGGTATGTAGAACGGATCGCCCCAAATTACAAGTTCAGCACTTACCATATTTATTGGTGAATTAATTACCCTATCGTGAAAATATTCGGCTCTTAATCTTTTTTGTTGCTGTTCAGGTGTAAGTTGTGCGCCGTTCGGTAACTTGCTTTGATAGTCTGATGCTAATGCAACAGATGATGTTACTTCATTGTTAGATGTTGATTTAACTTTACTTACGTTTGGAGTGTTACTTGGTACTGACACTGTGCTATTTCCAGCCAATGGTGTTCCTGTATTTAGATCAGCTAATACTAGTTCATAAAACGAAGCATTAAAGTTGATATTAAAATCTAAAACATCTTCATTTTTTCCAGTATACATATAACTATACTCTTTTGGTGCAACTGCTTTCTTACCTGAGGTGTTTTTTCCAACTTCGTTTGGTGCTGCTACTTTTGATTCATCTACAAAGTACGGAACAACATTATATACATACGTCATTCTAGGACGACCTATATCAGAATTTATCGGTGACTCGTCTTCAATGAATACCATTTGTTCTATTTTAAAAAACGCTTTATTTCCGTCGTCCCTATCTTGGTCTAATGAATCCTGTATGTATTTGCTATTAAGTACAACATCTTGAATTATGTTCGATATTTTTTCTTTCTGCGGATACTGAAATTTAAGAGTCTTGTCTAACGGGTCTGGTATCTCTTCTGCAGGTTCGATACCAAATGCTTCTTTTTCATAATTAGCAGTTGTATACATTGTTTGTTTATACTGATTTGTATCTTCAATAACCGGACTTAGGCCTATTTGGTTAATATTACTTTCGTCACTACCCCATATTTTTAAATATTTGTATAGTTTAGCAGATTGCGATCTAGTTAATGTAGGCAATGGTGTATCAAACGCAGCATTTGCATAATTATCATTAGTTGATATTGAATTTACATCCTGCTGTTTCTGCGTTTTTCTACGTGCTAATTCAGCAGTATCAAAATCAATTATTTGACTTTCAGAAATACCAATACCCGCTAATGCAATCGATACATCAGCTGACTCTTTTGGAAATAATATCAAGTATCTATCATATCCGCTAATTGACGTATTTTCTTCTAAAAATTCTAAAGTATCATTTATACCACGTGTTACAGAATTATCTGCATTCTCAAGAACTTCATGCACAAATGTACCTTGCGCACTAACATTAGTTTTTATTTCGTCAACAGAATCTTCATATGCTACTTCGGTATAAATTACACCAGTAACATCATATGTACTACCTTGGCCGTCTACACTAAAATCTGCTTTGTTAATCATAATAGGGATATAACTAGGTGAAATATGATCAGCCTTTACATCACCGTTTTCGTCGTACCCAGTAAACTCAATTTTTAGACAAAATGGCACTCTTGCAAAACTTCCAAAATTTAAACTTGCTGCTGTCTCTCTAATTGCTTCTAGGAACTTTCCCATACTGTACGGTTCAATAATTTTAAAAGAAACATTTGTACCCATTGATACTCCAGTGTCTGGATTAGGTGCAATAACTGAATTTATTGATAAGTCTTCAATATAATATTCTGCATGTTCGTCTCCTTCACTAACAGTAGTAATTCTTTGTCCTAAAGATCCTCCTGAAGATTTACATATAATTGCTTGTAATCCGTTGTTTAGGTATGTGTTAGGAAAATTTAGTTCATTAGGCGATAATACACCTAATGTAATTACATAATTACAACTACTATACTGTCTTAGTTTATTTCCGAATTTATTTGAACCATCATTTCCTTTTTTTATAGGAATGTTATTACGTTGCATAATGTTTAAAACTGCATCATCGTATCCTGACGAATTTAACAAGTATGATTGTGCTTCATCAAGAGATGATACTAAATTTACAACTCGATTTTCTATTTGTTCAAAGTAGCCGCCTGTAAGACTCGACAACTCTTGTCTTCCTTTTATTACAATTTTACTAAAATCATTTAAATCAGATAGTCCTTTTCCTAACGATGTAAGTTTAGAAATTGGATCAAAAATGTCTCCTAACCCTAAGTTAGCAAGTGCTCCTAATTTTCCAAGTTTATTTCCAATAGTATTTTGTATAGCGGAAGATGCTAAACTACCAAGTGCTGCTCCTGGATTCTGTGCTATATTTTTGACAGTATTTACAGTGTTAACTACATTACTAATTTTTCCAAGTGCAGAATTTGAATTTGTCAATGACGATACTGCTGATCCAACAACGCTTGCTCCTAATGAACCAGATGATAGACCAATTGCACTATTAATCTGTCCAGTAATTTGTCCAGAAACACTTGCTCCTAATCCACCAAGTGTATTACTTAAAGGATTAGTGATATTAGATATCGATGTCGGTAATCCAGGCGACAACACATTAGTAGCATATCCTAACTTACTTGCAGCTATATTTGTTGGAATATTTTTAAATTTATTATCTAATAAACTGCTCATCGAAGGTAATGAATTCTTTAATCCATCTAATCCTGATGCGCTTGCTTTTGATGCTACTGCTAATCCAGCAACTGAAAGTGCTAATCTAGGATCAATATTACTAACTTTAGAATTAATTAAAGTTTGCATATTATTAATTCCAGGATCAAGTGCTACAACCATTGGTGCTGCAAATGCAGTGTCAATATCACTTGTTAAATCAAGTACTTGATTTAGATTTGATGCAGGATTTCTCGGAAGTCCTGTAGCTGTTTTTCCAATTACTTGTGCAGCTGACGTAGCTTTAGTTATAGTTTGTATGCCAGGAACTTGAGATGTAATTAACGATTTTAAATTTATTGCCATTTAGCTTCCTAGCTTATCTTGTAAATTACTTCCTTGCGGTATATAAATTTTTGTACCTGCAACAAAGTCAAATACCGGGTCTTTTAAAGTATCCATATTTCTTTGTGCAAACACCCACCAAAGATCTTTTGATCCATATAAATCATTTGCAAGTAAGTCTGGGCGTAAACTATAATTATTTGTAATTTCCCATAAAATATCAGTATTCGATGCTGGAACTGTTTGTGGAATTAATATATCAAGATACCCTTGATTTGTAACTTGTGTTTTTCCGTATGCGCTTTGGTTACTCATTAAACAAATCCTTCTTCACCGCCGACAAATCCCCCATCAGCATATTTCTTTAAATCAAATTTAGCAACATTTCTTCTAGCATAATTTGGTGCTACTTGAACAGTGATTGTAGATTGTGTCGGAACATAATTTATACTTCCGTCATTACCGCCGATCTCACAAGGAACATAATCAACGTCTGCAGGCAAATCTGTAGTAAAGTTTGTAATTACAACTGGAATGTTATTCATTACATGTTTTCCGTATCCATTAAGTCTTGTCATGGGCGGTGGTTTTCCGCTGTTTTCGCCTTCGCCATAAAACATCTTTGTCATCGTTCTTAAAAAATGTATTGTTGCAACCCAATGTATTGCATCACTATTGTTTTCAGTAAAAAAATCTCCATTAATAGTAATAGTATCAACTTGACTATTCTGATACGCATAATATGGATAATTTGTATGTGTAGGCTGTATTGCTGCATAAGATGCACTATGGCCTAAAATAATTGTTGGTGTAAAAGGAAAAACCAATCTATCACCTAAAGGTGCAATAAGAGGAGAACTTTTAAGAAATCCAGGAATATCAAGTCCTACACGCCAATCGTATTCTTGATTTTCTTCAACTCGAGTTGCTGCAACTGTCGGTGTGATCACTCTAGGTGATGCACCGAATTCTAATCCTGCTTGACGAAGTCTTGCTGCTTCTGTAGTTAGGTGTGTAGAATAATAATTTTTATAGTCTGAAGATTGATTTGCCATATTTTTTCCTTAACATACGTATTTAGTTGACAAAATTAACAGAATATATTATAATTAGTATATAAGGAAAAAACATGCGCAAAAGAAATTACCTAAACAATAAAGATCTATTATTAGAGATACATAGGTCAAAAAATACTTACAATAGCTTCGTTGACGTAGATTATCATCAGTTTGATATTATTTTGTTAAGCACTGATGCTGTTAATATCCGAACTATTGCTGAAGCAAAGCGAAACAAAGCAAAACGTCTGTCAAACGAAGATTACGAATCTCGTAAAATGGCAGGTCAAAAAGTAAAACAAGCAGAATGCGAAATCGATTATCGAACAATCACTAAAGAAGAACTAATCTTTCGCATTATGACATTCGATCATATACCCGAAGAGCCTGGGCGAAAGAAAAATCCAAAAACAATTGCTGATACTAAAACTAAATTAAACTTTCCGCCTTTTCAACATTATAAATTTACCGAAGACGGTGAACTTGTTTGTGTTGGTAAAAGTCATTGGCAGGGTGGTATGGAAAATGGGAACTTTTCCAAAGAGCATGGTAAAGCAACAAACAATCTTGCTATGATGTGGATGAAACTTGTGGATAGATATGCTACAAGAGGAAATGTTCGTGGTTATACATACAATGACGAAATGAAAGGTCAAGCAATCCTTCAACTATCACAGATCGGTTTACAATTTGACGAATCAAAGTCAAATAATCCGTTTGCTTATTACACAGCAGCAGTTACAAACAGTTTTGTTCGTGTTATTAACTTAGAAAAGCGCAATCAAAATATTCGAGACGACATTCTAGAGATGAATGATCTCAAACCAAGTCATACAAGGATGCATCAAGGAGAGTGGGAGGCTTCGATTAAGAGAAACGAAGAAGCCGGAGCTACTGCATATACATCTAAAAAATAATCATTTGACTTTATTGAATATGTTTGCTATACTATAGAAAAAGCGGAGTCTAAACTTGTTTAAAAAAGCAGCAGTATTTACTGACATACATTTCGGCTTGAAAAGTAACAGTAAAATGCATAATCAAGATTGTGAAGATTTTATCGACTGGTACATCAGAACTGCAAAAGAACACGGTTGCGAAACTGCGCTTTTTTGTGGTGACTGGAATCATAATAGAAACAGTTTAAACCTAACTACTATGGATGCAGGCATTCGCAGTTTAGAAAAGGTTGGTGCAGCGTTTGATAACTTTTACATGTTTGCTGGTAATCACGACTTGTACTACAAAG